AAGATAAATTAAAAACCCAACTTGAACTCATAAAAGAGTGTAAAAGAATACCAAAAATTAGTCCTCCACCTGTAGAATTTGCAGAGTTATTTAATATGTGTAATTCATTAGGAGTTGCAGGAATAGTGACACATAAAAAACCAGAAGGAAATCATTGGGATAATTTAAAGATACAATATCTAAAAGATAATCCAGATGTCGTAATAATGGAACAGGCAATGCCACAATGAAAATATCAGATAATACATCAGTAGCTATGCCAATTAAAAATATGGTTGGTATTGTTGTAGCGGTTGCTATGGGTGTGTTTGCATACACAGAAGTGACAGCTAGGTTGACCTCTCTAGAGACATCAAGAGAACTATTCCAGGCTGATTTACTTAAAAAATCAGAGCAGAAACCTACAGACCAAGAACAATTTATGTTGTTGGAATCAGTGTTTGAAGATGTGGAAAAATTAATTAAGAATCAAGAACAGAATATGACTAACAAAGTTAATATAGAATTTTTAAAACAACAGTTAGAAAAGACACTGGCTGATGTAGAACAGTTAAAAGATAAAGTTAGAAAAAACGGGAACGGTCATTAATGATAGAACATATTGTAGCCCTGTTAATGTTTATAGGACCTGATATCAAGGAACATCGTATTCAAAACTCAATGTCCATTTGTTTGAAGCACAAGCGCGAAGCTAGCAGACAGGTAAAAGATAATATAACTTACAAGTGTATTAGATCTAAAGCACAATTAGAGACAAATATAGATGGATCTAGATCTATAAAAGCGTTAATATTAGAATAATGAGCTACTTAAACGCTAACATACCTGTGCAATACGCACAAATTAGAAGGGAGTATTTATATGATCTTAAAAAACATCATGGAGAAGTTGAAGACTGCGCTATATTTGGTTTATCGAGTATTACGGGGCGTTCCGTACTTTTTCATTGTATTATGGAAAATGGAGCTGTCTACTATCGTCTACCGATATCTGCATTCATTCAAAGAGGTTTTAAACCGAATGATGTTCCTAAACGTAGGCTTGATGAGTTGGTTTTATGGAACTGTTTTAGTTACTATCCTGCTGTTACTTCTTGGGACTTTTTAGATGGGCAATCAGGTAAGTATATTGGAAAAGATAAAAAGTGGCATCCAGGTGCTTATCTTTTTACTGTAGACTTTGCTCACCCTGAGTCTAATATATTAGATACAGATCATTCAGAAATACCACAAGAACACAAGTGTGCACACATACTTGCTTTAGATGATGGTAACTTTGCAGCACAACCTAACAACAGGTTGATTTGGGACATTCCATCGTTTACAGTTAAAGATGAAATACCAGATTGGAAGGTACAAACTTCTGAATGGAATGTAGAAGATTCTAGAAAATGGAAAACAGAAGATACAGATAATTTTTTTTATGAAATAGAGGAGAAAAAATGAAGCTTTCAAAAAATTTTAGTTTGTCAGAAATGACCAAATCGATGACGGCCCAAAGGAGGGGAATAGACAACACCCCAGGATCAGGTGAAATTAAAAGTTTAACAGACTTATGTTATTGTGTTTTAGAACCCGTAAGAAATAAATTTGATTTACCAGTCTCAATATCCAGCGGATATCGTAGTGAAGAATTGTGTGAAGCGATCGGCAGTAAAAAGACTTCCCAGCACGCGCGCGGGCAGGCCGCAGACTTCGAAGTTCATGGAGTGCCCAACATAAAAGTTGCTTATTGGATTGCAAATAATTGTGATTTTGATCAGCTAATTCTTGAATATTATAAAAAAGATGATCCAGCTGCAGGTTGGATTCATTGTAGTTATAATGAAAAAGGAAGTAATAGAAAACAAATTCTAACCTATGATGGAAAGAGCTACGAGAATGGTTTAGCTGATATGAAATGGAAAGATGGTAAGGTAGTAGAATAGTGGCAATTACAAGAAGTCAAATGAGAAAGCAATTAGAACCTGGTCTAGGTAGAGGCTGGGGAAGAGCAGAAAAAAGCAAATTTAGAAAAGTGTTGGAGAAAACACATGGTAAAATCTACAAATCCAGTCGCAAAAAGTCTAAGGTCTAGAACATTCAAGCCCAAAGTGATACAATCGAAGAAGTTGTACAACCGTAAAAAGAAGAGAAATAACACTCTTAATGCGGCCGCTAAAAGTTATGAATGATAGAGAAAGAGTAAATAAAAGCAAAGTCATCAAGTATATTCAAAAAAAATTTGAAGATACTCAACAGATGACTATGTTTAAATTTCTTAGACACTCAGTCGATATTAACGGAACTGGTACAAATAAATACAGAATTAAATTTGGACCAAATAAAGGAAAAGTATTATGACAAAATTATGTCCAAGAGGTAAAGCAGCAGCTAAACGTAAATTTAAAGTTTATCCTTCAGCCTACGCAAATGCATATGCTTCAAAAATATGTGCTGGTAAAGCAAAAGATCCATCAGGTGTAAAGAGAAAAGATTGGGGTCCTAAAAAAATGCGAGGCGGAGGAATAGCTATTAGAGGAACAAATTTCAAAGGTGTTTTTTAATGTCTAAAAGAGGAACTTGTTGGCAAGGTTACGAGCAAAAAGGAATGAAGAAAAAAGGAAATAAGATGGTTCCTAATTGTGTTCCTGCTGGAATGAAAACAGGTGGTTTAAAAAAATGGTTTAACGAGAAATGGGTTGATATTTCATCACCCAAAAAAGGAGGAGGTTACAAATCATGTGGAAGAAAATCTGCAAGTGGATCAAAAAGAAAATACCCCAAATGCGTGCCTGCTGCAAAAGCAAGCCAAATGACAAGCTCGCAAAAGCGTTCTGCGGTTGTAAGGAAAAGAGCAGCGGGTAATTTTGGAGGTAAACCAACAAACGTGAAAACAATATTAAAAAGAGATACTGGTGGTAATGTAAATATGTATCCAAAAGGGAAGTTCTCTTTAAATTTAATTCAAACAAAAGGAACTAAAGCCAGTAAGGATGATAATTTAATTACTGTATTAAGAAATTCTAAAGCTAAGTTTAATCCTGAGTTAAGTTATGATAAGATATATAAAAATTCAGGGGTTAGCACTGGTATTGGAATGAGTGTTAACAAAGATAGAGTACAAATAAGAATTAAAAAGAGGTTTTAATGGCAACATCAGGTACAGCAACATTTAATTTAAACATCGATGAAATAATTGATGAGGGATACGAAAGATGTGGCTTGATGCCTATGGCGGGTTATGATTTAAAAACAGCTAGAAGATCTCTTAACTTATTATTTGCTGATTGGGGTAACAGAGGCATTCATCTTTGGAAAGTTGAATTAAATCAACAAGCCTTGACAGCAGGTACTGCAACTTATGCTACTCCAGCAAATGTAAATGATGTTTTAGAAGCATACATATCTACAACAGCTTCTGCAGCAGATGGACCAAACACTCAAGACGTATCATTAACTAAAATAGATAGATCTGCTTATTCAGGTCGTCCAAATAAATTAGCGACAGGACAACCTTCAGAATATTATGTAGACAGGCAGATAGTTCCTAAAATAAGTTTGTACGTTGCACCAGATGCTTCAACTTATACAACTTTAAAATACTATTCAATAAATAGAATTGAAGACGCTACAGCTTACAGTGATCAACAAGCAGATGTAGCTTATAGATTTTTACCCTGTATGTGCGCTGGACTAGCTTATTATTTATCTATGAAAAGAGCTCCAGAAAGAATACAAGCTATGAAACTTATTTACGAAGACGAATTAAAAAGGGCTTTGGATGAAGATGGTCAGAGAACATCATTGTATGTTGCTCCATCATCGTACTATCCAAATTTATCATAATGGCTAAATACGCAAATGGAAGTAGATCCCAAGCAATATCAGATAGAAGTGGAATGGCTTTTCCTTATACAGAAATGGTAACAGAATGGAATGGTTCTTTTGTTCACATATCTGAATTTGAAAGTAAGCATCCACAGATTACAAGAAAAAGAAATACTGCAGATGCAATTGCTTTGCAAAAAGTAAGACCACAAAGATTTCAACAACCTACTCAAATAGCAAAATCTTTAGGTGATCAAACAATTGCTAATTCAGGAGGTACTATGGTTGGTTGGGCTGATTTAAATTTACCTGGAATGTTTGCTTTCATTAATCAAGGTACAAGTGAAATGAAACCTGCGGATCCATCATTACAGAATAGAAGAAGACAAGCAATTACAGAAGTTGGAAATGTAACAATAGGAATATCATAATGGCAATTACTTATGCAAATTTTTTAACACAAGTAAGAAACTACACAGAAGTTGATAATACTGTATTGACTGATGCTATTTTAGATCAATTTATAAGAAACACTGAATTAAATATTGCTGGTCAGGTTGATTATGATGATTTAAGAAAATACGCAACTTCAAATTTTACGATTGGTAATCGTTATGTATCTTTACCTTCAGATGTTATTGTCATAAGATCAGTACAAGTTATAGATGGCAATAATGTTAGAACTTTTTTAGAAAAAAGAGATACAAGTTTTATATCAGAGTTTTCACCAAATGACTCTACTACAGGAGTTCCTAAATATTATGCAAACTGGGAGGACAGTGTTCAAACAGGTCCAGTGATTCTTGTGGCTCCAACTCCTGCAGCAGCCAGCACTGTACAGATAAATTATATTAAAGATGCACCACATTTTGATGCTAGTAATACATCATATTTATCTACACACCAAGAAGCTCTTCTTTTATATGGAGTTCTTTTAGAATGCTTTAGTTACCTTAAAGGTCCAGATGACCTATACAAACTGTATTCAGGTAGGTATAATCAAAGCATACAAGCTTTTGGTCTACAACAAATGGGTAGACGAAGAAGAGGAGAATATGACAGTGGAGTTCCTCGAATTAAAATACCTTCACCGTCACCATAAATTTAATTAAGGAGATAAAATGGCAATAACAACAAACGCAATCTGTAATTCATTTAAAAAAGAATTATTAGAAGCAAAACACGACTTTTCACAAAGTGGTGGTGATAAATATAAATTAGCAATGTACTCAAACGCTGCTACACTTGGTAAATCTACTACAGTATACGCAGCTAACCCAGGTGGCGGATCAAATACTGAAGTAACTTCTTCTGGCTATACAGCTGGTGGTGGTGCTTTAGTAAACACTGGAACATCTTTAGCTACAAACACAGCTATTACAGATTTTAGTAACTTATCATTCGTAGGAGTAACTTTGACTGCAAGAGGTGCGTTGGTTTATAATACATCTAACTCTAACACTGCAGTTGCGGTATTAGACTTTGGTGGAGATAAGACAGCGACTAGTGGAACATTTACAATTCAATTCCCAGCATTTACTACTTCTGCAGCTATATTAAGAATAGCTTAAGGAGTAAACTATGGCAGCATCATCCTGGGGTTCTAATAATTGGGGCGAAGCTGCCTGGGGTGATAATGCTGTTGTAGTAGGTTTTGATACATGGGGTATCAATTCTTGGGGTGATGGATCTTGGGGATTAGGTACTCAAACCTCAACATTAGCAACAACAACTGGGACTGTTACTTTCGCAATTTCTTGTGAGGTAAATGTAACTGGCCAATCATTAACATCAACAGTCGGAACAGGAACTTCTATTACTGCTAATGCAACTTTAGATGTTACTGGTTCAAGTGCTTCTACAAGCGTAGGATCAGCTGATACTGATGCTAACGCTAGAGTTATTCCAGGAGGTACAGCCTTAACTTCTACAGTTGGTGCAGTAGATTTAGATGCAGATGGTAGTATAACTATTAATGCAACTGAAAATGCTTTACAAACTGCAACAGGTCAAGTTTCTGAAGTTATTGAGGGCGGTACACTAGTTACAGGAAGTTCAGCTGCCACATCAATTGGAACAACAATAGCATCCGCAGATTTTAGTATAACTGTTTCAGGGCAAGCATTAACTTCAGCAATAGGATCAGCTGTAGCTTTCTTAAATCAAGAAGTAGATGTATCAGGACAAGCGTTAGCATCCTCAATTGGTGCTTTATCTGCAGTAACGGGAACAGCTTCTTTAACTTTAACTGGACAAGCATTAACTTCATCAATAGGTTCAGCAGATGCAGTTTCAATTGCAGAAGTAACAGGACAATCTATAGCTTCATCTGTAGGTTCTTTAAGCGCTATTACAGGGACAGCAACAGTCAATTTGACAGGTATTTCAATGTCTTCAAACATAGGCTCTCCTGTGATAACATCGTGGAATGAAGTTAATCCAGGGGTAACTAATACTTGGACAGCTGTAAATCCAGGAGTAACAAATAATTGGAGTGAAGTTGATAGAGCAGCTTAATAATGGTAATATAATAACACAAGGGTAAACTATGGCATCAGCGTATTCGACAGATTTAAAACTAGAACTTATGGTAACGGGTGAAAACTCGGGAACATGGGGTAATAAAACTAATACAAATTTAAACTTAGTTCAGCAAGCAATTGCTGGATATGAGTCAATTTCAATTGCAGGTGCTGCAGACACTACTACACTAGTAATGACAGATGGCACAATTTCAAACGCTAGAAATGCAGTTATAAAATTTACAGGTACAATCACAGGTAACCAAGTAGTTACAATTCCAAACGGAATTGAAAAAACTTATATTGTAAGTAACGGAACTACAGGAGCATACACTGTTCAATTTAAAACAGTTTCAGGAACAGGTGTAACTTTTGCAACTGACGATAAAGGTGTAAAATTACTTTTTGCTGATGGTACAAATGTTGTTGATACTTCTTTAGGTGTTTCAACAAATCCAGGTGGATCAAACACACAAGTTCAATTTAATAATTCAGGAGCCTTCGGTGGTTCTGCTAACTTAACTTTTGATGGTAGTAATTTATCACTTGCTGCTCAAGGGGATTTAAGACTTCAAGACGCTTCTGGCGGTCAATACGTTGCATTACAAGCACCTGCAACTGTAGCTTCTAATGTAACTTTAACTTTACCAGCTAATGACGGAGATGCAGATCAGTTTTTACAAACTGATGGTTCAGGAAATTTATCTTTTGTAACACCAGCGGCAGGTGGTACATCATGGCAAGCAATTAAAACAGCAAATTATACAGCAGTAGCAGGACAAGGAGTTTTTGCAAATACTTCAGGTGGTGCGTTTACAGTTACACTACCAGCTTCTCCTAGTTTAGGCAATGAAGTTACTATTGTAGATTACGCTGGAACATTTGATACATTTAATTTAACTGTAGGTAGAAACTCTCAACCTATAATGGGAACAGCCGCAGATTTAACTGTAAGCATAGAAAGAGCAGGTTTAACTCTAGTATATGTTGACAGTACACAAGGTTGGCTGCTGAAGGATAAATAATCCATGGCAACTATAACTTATGCAGTAACCGTAGCTAATCCAGGATCAGGTAATAGATATTATTTGAATGGTGTTCTTCAAAGAACTGTCTCTGCTATTCCAGGCAACACTTATAAATTTGATCAATCAGATGGATCAAATTCAGGACATCCTTTAAGATTATCAACTACATCTAATGGAACACATAACAGTGGTTCAGCTTATACGGACGGTGTTACAACCGCTGGCACACCAGGCAGCTCAGGGGCATACACACAAATAGTTGTAGATGCTACAACAGTACAAACATTATATTACTACTGTACAAATCACAGTAATATGGGTGGTTCTTTTAATGTTGGTGGAACAGGCACTGTTCAATTACAAGAAAGAGGTGGTTTAAGAGTTCAAAACTTATCATCTGATTCTACATCGATAGGACAAATTTATTACAATACATTAGCAGGACAATTTAAAGGTGTTACAACTGGTGGAGCACCTATTGGCACATGGGCATCGGGTGCAAGTTTAAATACAGCTAGAGCACAAATGGGCGGTGCAGGAACACAAGCAAGTGCTCTTATGTTTGGTGGTGACACCAATCCACCAACGTCAGGTCGAGAAAGTGCATTAACTGAATCTTATAACGGAACTGCTTGGTCTGTAAAAAACGTTTTAAATACTGCAAGACGAGTAACTGCTGGTGCAGGTGCTTCCAACACTGCAGCAATATGCGTGGGTGGTTATACTGGAACTGCTTACTCTGGATTAACAGAAACTTGGAATGGAACTTCTTGGGCAGTAAAAGCTGCTCTTAACGAGGGTAGAGCTAATTTAGCAGCAGCTGGAATAGTCTCAGCCGCTTTAGCTATCGGTGGTTCGCCTCCAGGTTATACTGCTAAAACAGAAGAATGGAATAATACATCCTGGACAGAAGTAGCAGATTTAAATACTGCTACAAAAGATGCGGGATCGTGCGGTGTATATACCGCTGCTTTAGCTTTTGGTGGTAATCTTCCACCAAACACTGCTAAAACAGAATCTTGGGACGGAACGTCCTGGACTGAAGTAAGTGATTTAAACAGAGCTAATAGTGCTATAGCTGGATCAGGAACTCAAACATCTGCTTTAGCTTTTGGTGGTGAGCCACCAACAACGGGTAAAACAGAATCTTGGGACGGAACGTCTTGGTCTGAAGTTAATGATATGGCAACAGCTAGAGACAATTTGGGTCCATCTAGTAATGCACCATCTATTTTAACATTAGCAGCTGGAGGTAATCCAAAAACAGCCGCAACAGAAGAGTTTACAGCAGCAGCGTTTTTAGTTAAGACTTTAACATCATCATAAATTAGTTTATACTAACCAAAAGGAGAATAACTATGGCATATAAATATTGTACAGCGACTAACTGGGGAAAAAACTTTTTCACTCACGAAGAGAGAAAACAGTTTCACCTATCTGGTCATGAAGGCGATGTTTGGGTTGTAGGCGATAATCTTTACGGTGATCAATGGATCTCAAAAGTTTCAGGTGCTATCAAAAGCAAATCTGAAGCTCAGACTATTGTTACTGCAGAGGTTGAATCAGCACAAGCAGCTTACGATGCATTACCAGCTGATGAGCAAGCGCTACAAACTAGACCAGCTATTTATAACTTACCATAGGAGTTAGACTCTATGAGTAAATATAAAGAAATTAAAGGATTTAAAGTTCAGACTTTAGCAAGCGATACAGCTGCGTCTGTTGCAGCCACAGGAACTTGGGCATCGGGTGGAGCTGTAAATAATGCAAGATATAGAATGCAAGGTGGTGCAGGAAGTCTGACAGCAGGTTTAATTGCTGGTGGTTACACAGCACCAAGTCCAGGAACTAGAGATAATGTAGAAGAATATAATGGAACATCTTGGTCAAACGTTAATGCTCTTCCACAAGTTTTAGTAGATTTTGGTTTAGCTGGTACACAGACAGCTGGCTTAGGAGTAGGTGGTACTGCTGGACCTCCTGGAAATCAAAACGATACTTTATTATATAATGGAACATCTTGGACACAAGGCGGTGATTTTCCTGCAGCAGGACATAGAATTTCAGTAGGCGGAACACAAGCAGCAGGACTATCAGTTGGTGGCGCTGTACCTAGTTATTCAAATACTACTTTTGAATATAATAGTAATTCTTGGACAGCTGGTGGAACTTATCCAACAGTTAGAGCAAATGGAGCAACATCAGGAATTCAAACTTTGGCAATAGCTTATGGTGGATATACGCCACCTACTACAGCAAATGCCAACTATTATAATGGTTCGTCATGGACAGCAATCTCTGCTATGAGTAATGGTAGGGCAGAAATGGGTTTTTCAGGTTCAGGAACACAAACAGAAACGATAGCTTTCGCTGGAACAGGAAGTCCTCCAACTATGCCTAGAACAGAAAATTGGAATGGAACAGCGTGGACTGAATTGGCAGATTTATCTGTTGCAAGAGATGCAGGAGGTTCTTTTGGAAGTGCAAGTGCAGCAGTATATGTTGCAGGTTCTCCACCAACAACATCAACTGAAGAATGGACAACAGCACCAGCGCCAACATTTACAAAAATTAATCTAGGACAAGTTTATTTTAATTCTGGATCAAACGCTTTTAAAGTTACTAAAACAGTTTATGGTACTGGTACTTGGGCATCAGGCGGAGCTATGAGCACGGGAAGAACACAAGGTGCTGGAGCAGGTTCACAGTCTGCCGCAATATTAGCTGGAGGAACAGGACCACCTCCTAATAATAGTCAAAATGCAGAAGTATATAACGGAACAGCTTGGACTGCAGCAGCAGCAAATTTATCAGGAATTGCTAGAAGAGTAGCAATGGGAACTGGTGGCGGACCACAAGGTTCAGCTATTAGTATTGGAGGTTATAGTTCTCCTCCAGCTCCGAATGGAACATTAAATTTAGTTGAGCAA